CACCTCTGTTATAAGCAGTTGGTTGTGCTTCGTAAGTTAATACAATATTGTTTGCAGCTGCACTTGGTGCAATGAAATGCAATGTTGTACCATTTAAGGTTGTAAACTCAGGATAGAAACCACTACCTAAACCAGAACCAGAGATATAGAATGCTTTGATAGCATTGTAATCTGCAGTTGCAGGAATAGTGAAAGATACATCTTTTAATCCAGATACACCAACGTAAGTTGCGTTCCAGTTAACTGATGCAGAAGATGCTGCTGCGATAGTTACAGAACCACTTGCAATAGATGCAGTTTGGTCGTTAACTGTGTAAGCATATCTTCCAGCTCCGTATAAACCACCAGTTGGTGATTGAGTTGAACCTAATTTGTTTCCAGCAGGAGATAAAGAATCTTTACCAACTGTTCCAGAATTACCATATAATGAATCACCTTTGTTGATACCAGCTACGTTTGAACCATATTTGAAGTCCATGTAGAAAATCAAACCTGAAGGTAAGTTCATTGGTTGTACTGATACGAATTCTTTTGCAGCGATTTCGCCGAAAATTCTTCTTACCAATGGTAAAGCTACACCAGACCATTCTTCTGAACCTGCAGAAGTACCAGTTGCTGTTGCTTCATCAAGCAATTGTTTTGCTTGGTTCTCTAACAATACCGCCATAGCGTGTTGTTGAGGTTTTGCTTCGATTCCTTCTAAAAGACCAGTTTTTTCCCATTTGTTTTTTAAACCTCTAGTTTGCTCAAGCATAACTGAAGTTGGGTTTTTGCCTTCCATAAGTTTCGATAAATCAAAATTTGCCATTTTGTTTTTCCTTATTTTGTTTTTGTTATTTTAAAATTCCAGCTAACTCTTTGAATCTGTTTGCGTAAGTTGTACCTTCACTAACAATTTCTTTTTGAGTTGATGGTTTTGTACTAGCTTGTACTCTTGAAGCTCCTTCAGCCATTACTTTTGTTGTTTTAGTAGATGTTGAATTTGCGAACTTCATTGATTCAGCTAATGTTGAGTAAACTAATTTTACTTCTCTTACAGTTGTTGTTCTATCTAAAGAATCAATAACCTTAGATTTTTGCTCATTTGTTAAGTTATAACTTCTGAACAATTTGTTAGAGAATAATAATTTAGCATTCAAAAGATTTACTTCGTTAATAGTTGATCTTAAAGTTTTGATAACTGAAATAGCTTCTGCTAATTCTGTTTTCAATCTTTTTGCTTCTTCCATTTTTTCTTTTTCTTCTTCTTCAGCTTTTTCTTCTTCTTCTAACTCTTTGATGATTTCTTCAATGTTCATGTCATCATCTTCACCCTTTTCTTCACCTTCGTGTTTAGCGATGGTTGCGTTAGGATCGTCAGCGTGTTGAAATACATCTACTTCATCGGCTGATTCTTCTTGATGTTGGTCATGTCCCATTGCATCATAATCATCTTGAGATTCCATATCATCAGAACCACCATGTAATTCGTCTTCCAACTCTTTAATGATTGCTTCTAAATCTAAGTCATCTTCTGATTGTTGATCGTCACCTGCTTCATAATCATCGTGTTCAGGTTGAGCACCATGTTCTGAATCGTCACCATCAGCAAAATCTTCAGTAGCGAATTTTACGTCACCAGATGCTAAATCTTCATCTTCACCATTTGCTTCAGAGATAGACTTTTCAAATTTGTAGTCTTCTACTTCTGCTTCTGGTTTTTTAGATGTTGATGTTACATCAGCTGCACCTAATTCATCTTCTGCACCTGCATCATGATATGAAGGTTTTTTGTTGTTTTGGCCAGAGTTTGTACCACCCTTACCAGCGCCGATATCTGAAGATGAATAATCTTCTTCCATTTTTTCAGCGTCTTCTTCTTTGTCATCAGCCATATCTTCAGCTTCTGCACGTAATTTTTGAGATAACATTGATTTCAATCTTGGAGTAAATGCCTCTTCTAATTGGATCTTTGCATTTGCTAATGCAGTTTCTCTTACGGCTTTGGCGTCAGCGATAGCTTCTTTCAATAATTTTGAACTTGCCATTTCTTTATGTCCTTTTGATTTGTTAAGCCATTATAGGATTAGGCGGCTTAAATAGAATTTTGATATTCTTTCGGAACTCTATATAGAGATAGAGTATTCATCGAGTATCTTAAATAAAATAAATTCTACATTTTGTAGAATATATAATATACATATATACTTTTTTAAGAAAACAACTAAAGTCCAATAAATTTTTTTGGAATTTGTTTTAAATTTAAGAATTCTAACTGTGCTTTTGCTGTTCTTAATTGCTTTCTAACAGCTTTTTCTTTTTGAACTCTTTTTTTAGCAGAAGGTTTTGTGAAGTATTTTCTATCTCTTAATTCTTCAACTGTCTTAGAATCCTGCCATTTCTTTTTTAATGTCTTTAACGCTTTTTGTAAATTGTCGTCATTGACGTTTTCGATAATAATCATTTTTTATTTTTATTTATAACTAATTAAACTAAAACTAAATATACTGTCCCAGCACTTACTGTCACAGATTGCGGTTTTAAAGCAGTTACTAATCCTCTTGCCAAATCTTGTATTGTTATTGAACCACTTGCTTCTAATTGAATTGTACCAGTTGGTGCTGTTCCTGCTGCTGCCGGAATAATACCCCATACTTTTTGATATTGAGAACCACTATAATTACATGTAGTTGCATTTGAACCACTATATAATGTTACTAATCTTGAAAATGATTCTATTGATGTTGCTGCCATTTTATTTCCTTTTATTAATGTTTATGATGTCCACCACAACCACAGTCATGGTTTTCATTACATCCACAATCGTTTGTATTTTCTTTAACTATTGATTCGTTAGGTACACAATTTGGAACTTGTCTACCACCCTTATCTTTCATTCCAACTTGTTTATAACCTTTCCAACAAGGACCTTCTGCTTCATTTGTTTGTTGTGGCATTAATGCACTTAACTTAGAAGATTCCATTTTAGCTGGTCTCTTACCTAATCTATAATCTGCTTCCTCATCTGTAATCTCTTGCATATCGAAATATCTACCCAACACATGTCCCATATCTTCATACATAGAATGTAATCTTTGTTGAAGTTGCTTTGCTTCGTTTGCAGTTTTTTCAAATTGTCCAGATAACTTTGTTAAATCACCCATATTTCTTTTCACAGTTCCAGGATCAAAATTGTTTCCAGCTTCCTTCATTGTAAAAGTATGAGCTGCATCTACAATAGCTCCCAATGTTTCAGCAATTTCTGCCAAATCATGTTCAGCTTGTAATTTTTTACCAAACGATTTGTAGGTAGAAATTACTTCTAAAAAATGTCTTCTTGCTTCGTTATGCATTGGAGAAGGTGGTTTAGTTCCTTCACCCATTAATTTTTTTAACTTTATCATACTATTATAAATATATTAAAATGAACTATTGATTAATTTATAGTCCTTATCTGATAATTCTTTCTTTGCTTTCTTTAATAACTTATCAACTAAACTATCTCTTTCTCTTTGGTCAGAAGTAGTTAATGAACCCCTTTTATCGTGGTCTTTTTTGATTTGAGTTAATTTTCTAACCGCATCTCTATCATCCATATAGATTGCTAATTCAACTGCCGCTTCACTATGTTGATTTCTATCGGTCATTTTACTAACCTTTTTGTTGAATGCTTCTGCTGGATTGTATGCTTCCAATAAATCTCTTAACTTTATCATATTTTCTTTTACATATAATGTACTATCCAAATCACCATCTATACCAATTTTTTCTTTCTTTTGAACCAATTTTGCCAATTGAACAAGTTCTTTAACTTTATCTTTTGGTAAATCTTTAGAATCAAATTGTAATTCTGGTGTGTTACTATTTGAACCTGCTTTTAATTCATATGGTATTTTATTTGTATCAAACCAATCGGATACTGCTTTTTGCGTTTTTTTACCAAATGAAATAGTAGATGGCTCTAAATTATTTATTTGTTTTTGTATAGCATTACTTTTTTGTTGTAATTCTATATCAATTTTATCCCATTCGTTTTCCATCTTTTTCCTAGCCGCAGGGTTATCATTATTTCTGATTGCTTGTGAATATTGTCTATACTGATAATCCCATTCATTATCCGCCGCTTCTTTTTTATTATAGAGTTTTTCAATTTGCGTATCTCTATTTGTCATTTTTTGAGGAACATTAGATTTATTAGGTTCATCATTATTAGCTGCTACTTGTTGTTTTAATTGTGCAAGTTTTTGTAAATTTTGTGATGTAGCGGTTGGGTCTTTTGGTTTATTTACTATATTTGCAGTAGGAGCTGGTTTTTCGGTTGGTATTTTTCCACCATTTTTTGCTTTTGCAGTTTGAATATCAGCTTCCGTTGGTTTTTCCTGCGTTTGTGGGTTCATTTTTACCACATTATACACATTACCAGTCTTCTTATTTTTTACAAGAACTTCAGTTAATAATTGTGTTAATTGTATCATTAGTTTAACTCCTCTATAATTTGTCTCATTAAATCCTGTGCCTTACAAAATCTACCACACTCATCTATTGCTTTACTTACACCTTCATTTACAGGAGTTAAGAATGCTCCATGTGTTGAAGGGTTAGAAACGAAATCAAATCCAATCAATTCAAAATCTTCTTGTACCATTACCTGGTCGTTTCTCATTGGTTTAACTGAACCTAATCCTCTACTACTAATACCTAAACGAATATTGTTTTTGAATAATTCTTTTAAGATGTTTCCAGATGGTGTAGATAATATTTCTACTGTCCCAACTAAATCTTGTCCATCAAAATGCATTTCAGTAATATTGTGAGATACATTCTTTAAGTTAATTACAGTCGATTCAGGATGGTCTAACTCACCCAATGCTCTTCTTTCTTTAATTAACACATCATACTTCTTTGCTTCTCTTTCTAAGATTGGCATTGGATAGATACGATTGTTTTGGTTAGGTGCATCTGCTCTTTGTAAAACACCCTTAACCAAAAATTTTCCGTTTTGGTCTTCACTAATCTTTCCTTCAAATAAGGTATGTTCTATTAATAATGGTTTCATCTTATGCTAATAATTTATAAAATTCGTTGAAATGTGCAATTCTATCTGGTAAACCGATTGTTCCTCCGTTTACTCTTTTTGTAATTGTAGTTACAGTTGCATCGTTTGCACCACCGTCTGCTAATTTATGTAATCCGTTTTTGTTAAAGAACCATGCTGCACTTGCTAATGCATATTGAGTTGCTACCAAATCAGGATTTGCTACACAATCTACTCCAATTGATTTAGTGAATGCTGTATAATTATCTTTTCCTGTTAATTGTATAAATCCTCTACCATGAAATTTCCAACCATCACCACTTCCCTCTGTTCCATTACCCATTCTACCACTATATACTTTGTTAGCGATTTTCTCTGGTTTTCTTTCGTATGGAACTGCTGAGTCTAATGTTGGGAAATACTTTTTAAATATTCCGTTTAATCCTTTTGCTGAATAGTTTAAGTTTTCTTGTGTTATTTTGAATCCACCACTTTCATGTCCACATTGTGCTAAGAAATGAGCCAATCTTAATGGAGTGTTGATTTCAAATTTAGATGCTACTTCTGGAATCATTGCTATAACACTATCAGGAACGTGTCCTTTAAGTGTATCTAACTTTAACCCACCTACACTTACAACAGGAGTTGCGGTTGGTGTTGGGGTTGCAATTGCCGTTGGTGCTACAGGAGCTACTGCTTCAGTAATACCCATTATTTTATTCCAAGTTCCGTTTCCTACAATACCATCTGCTGTTAAACCATTTTTTGATTGATATGCTTTAACTGCTTCCTCAGTTTTAGGACCAAAGTTTCCTATTGGTTCTAAACCTAACTTAGTTTGTAATTGTTTTACTTGTTCGTTATTATCACCTCTTTTCAATAACATATAGATACCTCTCTAATTATTTCTTCTTTTTAGATTCGTTTTTACTTGCTCTTAATTTAGCTAAATCATCTGCACCAATATCACCATCTTTATCAATATCTAATTTCTTTTGTCCACCTTTTAATTCAGCTTCTTTAATTTTAGCTCTTTCTGCTAATTCAGTTTGAATACCTTTAGCTAAACTAAAAAACTTTTTCTTTTGTTCATCACTTAATTCAGCTGGAGATTTAACACCAAACTTATTTAACAATTTGTGAAATACTTTTTGATATTCACCTTCTTCTTTCATTACTTCTCTAACGATGTTTTTGAAATGTTCTCTACTTAAAGTTAATTTCTTTTCATCACCTTGAGTTTGTGGTAATCCGTTAGCTACGTTTTGTTCAGTATCTTCACCCATACCATATCCACACTCACACATTTCGGTTACTTTACCACATTTTGGGCAAACACCTTCTGATTCTTTAACTAATTTGTGACTTCTTGAAGCCATTCCCAATGCTTGCATCGGTACTAATCCTGATAATTTCATATTATGCCTTTTTTAATCTTACTGATTGATATTTATTCATCTTCGTTAAACTCTTTAATTGTGATTGTGCTGAGTTCTTCGGAGCTGGTTTTGTTATTGTTCTTCTATCTGCATCTTTACTTGCACCCTTTGGAGTTGCAGTAACTACATATTTATCCAAAGCCATA